TACCACCTCCAGGCGATACTGTACCACACAGAGCGGGTCGGAATTTGTCGAAAAACGGTGGGTATAAAAAACACCTGGGTACTTTGTTACTTTATTGTAGACACTCTCCTGTTTTTTAGGTTATCCACGGCCTAGAAAGCCAGTGTTTTCAAGGGGTTTAATAACGCTGTATCATGTAAGGATTGATGAACCAATCCACACATGATACAGGCAAATGGTATAAAAAAATCAAAATCTTAGAGTGGTCTCCAGAAGCAGGGTTTCCTCCTTGGCGTCCTTGTCCGCTAGAGTGATGTCAATTCTCTCCACAATGTCGCGTAGTATTTTATTTTTGGCTTCAGGAGTTCTGTCGGAGTCCTTCAATGCAGCGATGGCCTCCTGCAATTTTGCGATGCGCTCGGCATAGTCAACATTCTCTGGCATAGACGCTCGTGCAAGGCGCAGCTCATTCTCGCATTGTTCCATTTTTTCGCGCAGGGCCGTATTTCGACGGTCGAAAAGATCCTGAGTGTATTTCCCGGTCTCCAGCAGCTCGTACTGTTTATCTTCCTGCTCCCTGTACTCCGCCATCTGCTTGGTTAGTTTCTCAATTCGCCGCTTTTGGATGGCAGCCGCGTCTCCATCTCCGTTCTGCAGTTTGCGCTGCAGGTCGGGCAGCTCGCTCTCTTCCAGCGTAAACAGGACGGCGTTTAAAACGTCGGACATTTTCGCACTTTTCATGCAGCTGGGGGCTCCGCGGCGGCGGCATCTGTAGCGCGGTTCGGCTGAACGGCGTGGATCACGTTCCAGCAGCAAGGATCTACCACACTTCGCACAGCGAAGAATACCAGCTAGTGGATTTACGAGCTTGTAGTCATGTTTAATGGTCGGGTTGTTTGATGCCTTTGCTTTTGCTTTCACAGCCTCAAAGGTGGCGGCGTCAATAATTGCCGGGTGTTTCCCCTCTACCAGAATGATCTCCTCTGCAGGCTGTTTGATGAGCTTTTTAGTCCTCCTACCGTTCTCGAGTACCCAGGTAGATTTCCATTCGTTAAATTTAACTTTACCCGTATAATGAATGTTATGCAACATACTATAGATGGTTTCTCTGGTCCACCAGTCGCCTTTTCTTGGCGTGTATCCCATTGAGTTCAGTCTAACTGCAATCTTGCCAGCGGTTAGGCCTTCTTTGACAAACCAATCGAAAACCATTCGCACGACGTCGGCGTCATCGTTTGGCTCCAGGGTCCAGTCTCGACCAATCTTGATTCGGTTATAACCATACGGCGGAATCGCGGACGTATAGCAGCCTCGCTTCGCAGCAGCGACCCGACCTCGGAATAGGATTTCTTTTGTGTACTCCAGGTAGTCATTACCGCGTAACAGTTCGTCCTGGAAGAACTTCCGCTCCATTTTATTCTCCAGGTTATAGGTCATCATCGGCGTGGCGACCAGGCTGTGGGTGAAGCGGAAGCTGTCAATAATTCTGGCACAGTCCGCCAGGTCACCACGGGAAAGACGGGACGGCTCGATGACAAGGACGCCCAGGACTGCTGGGTCCTCTATACGGGCCAGAACCTTTTTAATCTCCACACGCTCGTCAATGGACTCACCGGACACAACCTCTCGGTATATGTTTTCCTCTGGGATGCGACCTCCGAGCTCACGCTCCGCGTGTTCCTGCAACATGGTCTCATGCTTGGCCAGTACTTCCTCGATAGTTTGGTTAGGATCGTCCTGGCGCGATTTTCTCAAGTATATCAGCCATATACCTGTTAGCTGTGGGCTGTAGTCAAATGTCATGCTATTTCTCCTTTCACGTCCGTCAATGACGGGTGTTTTTATTCTCGCATAGGGTTGTTATTAGATTACGCATGATGTACATGTAGGGCGTAAAATTAATCACAGTCGCAGGTGAACCTTTAGGCTGTAATTGTTTTCACCTTTCTTCCAGCCCTTTACAGATTTATCGACTGGCGGGCTACCAAAGAACTCGATTTTCTCAATGATTGACTTTAGAATACGATTTTTCTCAGTCGGTGATGCCTCTGGGTCTCGCATCATATTGATGGCTGTCTGTAGTGTGGCTATCCTTTCCGCGTAGTCCACATTCGTAGGCAGGACTGATTTTACTTTATATATCTGAGCCTGGCACTCTTCCATTTTTTCACGCAGGGCTGCATTCCGACGGTCGAATAAATCCTGGGAATATTTACCGGTCTCCAGCAGGTCGAATTGGTTCTCCTCCTGTTCCCGGTAGTCCTGCATCTGAGCCTCCAGCTTTTTCAACAGGGCCTGCTGTGTCTTCGCGGCATTTCCGTCGCCGCTCTTAATCTTGAGCTGCAGCTCCGGTAGTTCTGAATGTTCCAAAGAGAACAGAATGGCGGCGATGAGCTCGGACTGTTTCACGGACTTGAAGCAGCGCGGCGTGGATCTGCATTCAAAACGATCTTCCGCGTGTTTATAGGGATGTATGTACATCGCCCTGCCACACTTGCCGCATACCAACATCCCGCTGAACGGATTTTTTAGAGGGTGGGTATGTTTCACTCGAGGGTTACGCGCTACGAGCTTCTGTGCGGCTTCCCAGGTGTCCATATCTACAATGGGCGGCTGTTTACCCTCTGCGACGATAACCTCGTCCTCCGGCTGCAAGAACCGTCTAACAACGACCTCGCCATTTTCCAGGACAGGGGTGTCTTTAATCTTATTAAATACGACTTTACCAATATAGTGGCGGTTTTTGACCATCCAGCGGATGGTGTCTTTTTTCCACTTCTCTGATCGGGGCGCCGGGATGCCCAGCGCATTCAACCTCTCCGCGATTCGGAAGGGCGTCAGCTGTTCTTTTGTGTACAGCTCGAACACCAGGCGGACCACTTTGGCTTCTTCCTCGATGATCTCCAGCGTGTGGTCTTTACCTATCTTTATTTTTTTGTAGCCATAGGGTGGGGTGTTCCCCAGGTAACAACCGCGTTTCACAGCGGCCACCCTGCCACGGAATAAAATTTCCTTCGTGTACTCCAGGTAGTCATTGCCTCGCAGCAGTTCATCCTGGAAAAACTTCCGCTCCATTTTATTCTCCAGGTTATAGGTCATCATCGGCGTGGCGACCAGGCTATGAGAGAAGCGGAAACTGTCTATAATTCGGGCGCAGTCGGACAGGTCTCCACGGGAGAGACGGCTGGGCTCCATGACTAGTACACCGGCCACATGTGGGTCCTCTATGCGGGCCAGGACTTTTTTTATTTCGACGCGCTCGTCGATACTCTCACCGGAGCCGACCTCGCGGTAGATGTTCTCGTCTGGTATGCGACCTCCAAGCTCACGCTCTGCATATTCCTGCAGCTGGGCCTCATGTTTTGACAATACTTCTTCGACGGTCTCTTTCGGGTCGTCCTGCCTTGATTTTCTTAAATATATTAACCATGTATCGTATATGATGCTGCTACCTTGGTAAGTTCCCATCGGTCTCCCCTTTAATATTATATTTTGCTATTTTTCTATACTTTGCGCATAGATGTATAACTTTTCCGAATAATACGGAATGTGTTGCAGCTCAGGAAAGCTTTTGTTATTCTGATATAAGACAAACAATTGTTCTTATTAGGAGGCCATTGCATGAAAAACCGCATCGATTTTTTGAGAGAGCATATTATAACGGAGGTCTCCCAGAATGCCGATATCCAGTTCCTTGATTTCGTGTATAAGTTACTTATCGAAGACCAGAAAACTAAGACTCTGCACAGTGCAGACTCACTAGCGGAAATGAATAACAACAAACAATAATAGTAAAACGATGGCCTCCAGAAGGTTATCGTTTTCTTTTTATTCTGGCCGCAAAACCGTAAGCAGATGCTTAATGCTGGCCCGCTGTTCGGCACTTAGTTTTGTGATTTTGCCGAACATGTCCAGCAACTCCTCATCCCGCCGCATGTGAGAGATAATCTTTACCAGATCGTCACTTCTCTTTTGCTCTATGCTACGGGTGCGCGGTACGTCATAACCCCACAGCCACATTTCGTCCACATCAAGAGCCTGTGCCAGCAGGCCGATGGCCTTTTGCTTCGGCTCGTACTTTCCGGAGAGATAGCTGCTAATCGACGCAGGATCGAGACCAGTCTCACGAACGAGGTCTACCTGTTTTTTGCCTGCGGCGTTCATAGCTTCGCGGAGTCTTTCCTTGATAGTACCGCTTTGCTTTATTTCCATAATTTTTCACCTCCAAGCAAAATTAGTTTAACTCTGAAATTGAGGGAAGTCAAGGAAAAACGGTGTATTTATAAAAAAATATTTAGAAAACTCAAAATTGACTATTGACATGGGACTTTTGGCGGTGGTACTATAGTCACGAAATTGAGAAAACTCAATAAATGAGAGGGGAGGTGATGAACATGCGCTACCCAAAACTACGCGGAGCCATCCGAGAAAAGTTTGGCACCCAGGCTACTTTTGCAGAAGCAATAAATATGAACTCTACCACGCTAAGCAAGAAATTGACCGGAAAATCAGAGTGGACGCGCACCGAAATAGCGCGGGCCTGTGATTTGATAGGTATTCCTTTATGCGATGCACATACATATTTTTTTTGCGATAGAAATTGAGAATTCTCAATTTTTTGAAAGGAGACTGGCATGGAGAACGATTGGACTGTATCAGAAGATCGGCCAGGTTATCGCTGTAAGACGATTAAAAAAGGCAACTGCACCATTATCATCTACCGACCTATATTGACCCCGGAAGAACAGGCCAAGCGAGAGAAGCAAGTGATGGATACGCTGGAAAGCGTGATGAGAGAGGAATTGATTAGGAAGGGGCAAAAAGCATGAACAAAATAACCATTGAACTGTGCGCCGAAGACCGCGCACGACTGGACAACATCCTGGCAGCACTACTGCAGAACGGCGGCGTCAAGACCGACCAGGAGGACGCAGACACTGCACAGGCCGAGCCAGAGACGCAAGCCGAAGCATCGGAGGAGGTTCCTTCTCAGACGGTTACGATGAACGACCTGCAGCAGAAGGTCGTGGCACTTTCCGCCGCCGGCCGGAAAGCGGAGACACGAGACATCGTGAAAAAATACGCGGAACGCGTCTCGCAAATTCCAGAGGATAAGATCCCCGAAGTATGGGATCAGCTGATGGCCCTGGAGGTGGGAGCGAATGGTGGCTAACCGAGCTCGTACACCGTGGGACTACATCTTCCCGCTGGCCATTCTGGTGTGGCTGCTGGTCGTCGGACTTTGCCTGGGCATCATGGTGAGCCTGGCGTGTGAGGTTGAACCCACCGTGCTGAGAGCAGGGGCGACGGGACCGCCGGGGAGAAATGTAGTACCTCCGGATGACTTCGACCAAGCTGATTCCACCCCGCTGTACTCGGAGGAAGAAGTGGAGATGCTTGCGCTGGCCATCTATCAGGAGGCAGGTGGTGATGCCTGCAGCAACCAGACCCGCCAGATGGTCGGTGAGGTGGTATTAAACCGCATGGCTGCCCCACGCT